TATAAGGCTAACGGCTTTTTCTATATCCGTTATCATGTTTTCACCTCTTTATTGTAATTTCTACAAAAATAAGACCTTCCGGAATATTCCGGAAGGTCTTTTGCTTATTTCTTCGACAATTCGGTAAGTCCGTCTTGAATTGTCTATATAATATTATCTATTGCAGAATGAATACCTCGCAGATAAATTCGATTCCTAATCTTCACCCACACCGATGGAGTCATTTCGATTTCTGCCCGGTTCGGCTTCTTGCCTTGCAGCTTTTTCTTTGGCTTCTCGCTACTCTTTTGACTCTACATTCAACTTCCCGACTTCCGCTTTAATGGCTCCACCATCACCACACCGCCGTCGAGCTTTTCCGGCGCTGCATACAATTCTGCCATTGTCATGGTTCTCATTCTCCTTTTCTACATGAATGCGCCACATTTCGCCTCCTGCTAATTTGTGGCAATATAAAAGGCCCATGCATTCACCAGTACAGGCCTATAAGGTCTTATGTTTTATTTTGTTATATAAAAATAGACCTTAAACAATTGTTTAAGGTCTTTAATGCCATGCAACCATATCTTCTGCGGGATATATATCTTGTTCAACATACCCCTCCATTCGTTTAAAAGCATGAGCACGATATTTCCAGTCGGCTGCACAGGTATTGATTAACTTAATTTCCTTAGCCTTCTTATCAATTCCTATAACACCGACATAATCAGTGCCACTCGGTGAAAATTCATATATCGCCATATATTCATTGTTTTCTTTTAACTTTAATATCAACATTTAAATACCACACACCAATTCCTCAAAATTATGTTTTTTATTCGCTAAATCATGTGCATCGTTATATTTGTAATTATACCTATACATTAATTCAGATTCAAGTCTTTCATGCCTAAATAGCCTCATTTCTTTTTCACCTATTTTGCCATTTTTGATATTCATTAATGTAGCAGCGATGTCATAATCAACCTCAAATCTGCCATAATATGCCTTCCCATCTTTGATAAGATGATGCTTGTTAAATAATAGATGTTCGATGGCTCTTTTTACGCCGCTAGGATGCATCCCTAAATCCGTAGCCCATTTATTGGCATAATATGATGGATTTTTCAAGTATACTCTGCGCATTTCTTCATACATAGGCTCTGCTGCAGCACTTCTCTTTTTGCCGCTAGGGTCATTAGTATCATTCAATTTCGCCCCAACAGCACCTCTCGAGCCGCCATTATAAGGAATACGCAAGGAAAATCCTTCACTACCCCAGCCCCTCGCCTTTTGCATCCACTCTTTCTTACCGCCCATTACATTTTCTTTGCCATGGACACCAAGTAGCCGCTCTTGCTCCCGTTTCGGAAGCGTATCGATGTATGCCTTTCCACCCTTATCAACATTATCCTTTTGCTTGCTCATATCAATCATGCCGTCAACAATCGGCTTGATTCGACATAAGCAATGAGGATGTGCCGGGAGCTTCGGAAATTTATCCTTCGGGAATATTCCCTTGCCAAGGCCGTACAGGTCGGCATGTGCGTATACGTCGCAAATATCGCACTTCGGATGTCTATCGGCATTTATGTAGTTGTATACGATGAATATATAAAAATCCGGTATAACGACAAAAGCGAACCACCCATCCTTATCAATTCGATAAGAATAAGTAGTTCGCTTTTGCATTCTCTGGTGGAATGTAGCGACCTACAATCGAACTTCATCTTCTACCCTGAAGGGTTCTCGTATATTGTTCGTCGAGTCGCTTAGTAGAATATAAGTGTTCCTAATCAAGCCTCGTTAATTAGCCGGCGAATGGCTTCCGACCGGTTTAACCCTTGAGCCTCGGCATACAAAAAAAGGCCTCCCAGAATATACTGGAAGGCCTTTTGCTTATTTCTTACTCAATTCGGTAAGTCCATCTTGAATTGTCTGTATGATATTGTCTATCGCAGAATTTATGACTCTCAGATAAATCCGATTACGGATCTTCACCCATACGGATTGAGTCGTTTCGATTTCTGCCTGTAACGGTGCTGTAATCGTCTTAAGCTGTTCTGCAACTAGCGGTCGTAAATCATCAGCAGATAACGCCGCTAACGTTGCCGTTGCTTGGTCTTTAGCCGCCTGTGCTGCTTCTTTTGCTAAGATGTTTAAAATCTGTTTCTTGTCCATAATTATCACTCCTTATAATACATTATATATTTTGTAAATTCCCGTAAGCACGGTACCAATTGGCGTTTCCTCTTAACTGGTTACCGCCTGTACCGGGTTCTTCGCCGTTGCGGAGTACCCATAAGTCCCACCGTTCGCAAGTGCTATTCGGTCCGTAATCTTCATGAGTATTCAGGCCGTCTTCATTGTCGGCCGCCTCGGCATGCGTCATGACTCGATTTAAATCGATAGTCAAATCAAGTGCATCGGCAAGTACGCATATAACTTGTGACACTGCATTAATTTGGGACTCTGTCGGCGGATACGGGCCTAAGTTATCGGGACCCGTTGCGTCGTAAGCGCAACAAAGTGTAATAGCGATACTGCCCGTATTACGCCGATACGTTGCGTTTTTGACCTCGGCCAAGTCATTTGTTGATACAAATACCCTGCCGTCACCTGTGATATTTACGTGATACTCGTCGAACGTCTGATTATAACGAGCTGCCGTCCAATGAACATACAGCTTAACATCACGATCAAGACTTCTCGCTCCATTCCACAGGTCCCAATATGCCGCCTTTGCTAAGGACTTCAGTTCGTGTAGTGTAACTTCTCTCATCGTTCATCACTCCTTTCTGATTTGTGTACCGCTGTTTTAGCACCGCCGATATAGCCTAAAAGGCCACTTGCTATCGACATAGCCAACTCGTTAAGACTAAATAAAATAGCCATCACAAGGGCTGCAACCAACCCCGTGATGACTACTAAGTCTGCCACATTTACCTTGTCGATATTCATGATTTCTTCTCTTTCTCATGCATTTCATTCCTTAAATCATTTACACGAGCCTCTAACACGTCAACACGTCCGACAAGCTGAAGATGACGCTGTGCTTGTTGCATTCGCTCCTGTCTTGAGAGTTTAATCTCTTCTTTCAGCTCTTTAAGCGTCTCAATTAACGTGTCGTATTTATCTGAGAAGAAGGTTCTGTCTTGAATCCGCTCAACATCAAGTTTCTGAAGAATCGGCAAAAGGACCAACCGATAAGCAGCCGCACTTATAATGCTTATAATTGTTAAGGTCGTTAGCACATCTGCTAACTCAAAGCTCCATGTCCACATAGGCCGCCCCCTTATAAATCGTCAACTACTCTATAGTATTCCCCAAAACATCTATCGAGGAACACCGGAGTCGTTCCAGTGATTTTATCGTCATAACTGCTGTGCAAACTAATGAGCATTGCCTTTTTCTCACCCGCATCAACCCTTACCCGGATAAGCTGCTTGTTTCTGATATACACAACTTTTTCCCCATTGTTTACCACTCCGTAAAGATTGTTGTGTTGAGCAATTATGAACGCACTTTCAGGAGCGTTAAAGTAAACAGTGCTAACCATTCCGCCTGTTAATCCGCTTAGTACCTTATATACATTCTCTACCGAAACATTCTTGAGTTCGTTATAACCGATGATTTTATTGGGATTATTAGAGATGAATTTATATTCCGTCACATTGTCAGAAGCCCAAGAAGGTCTATCCGATATATCATATCGGCTACTAATCCCAGGCGTCTGATTCGTTAAATCAACCGTAAGAACGGGTCCCTCTTTGGACACCGTAATCCCGTTTTTGTCTGTAAACGATTGACTTTTAATTCCCTGAATAGTAATCGTAGAAATCTTATAGTCAACCATGTTGTAATAGTTGACTATAATATCAGCTTTGTCATAAGAAGGGATACTTAAGTCAGCCGACCCGTTGATAATCTCGGTTAAATTTTCGCCGTTGGCGTCTACTTTATAATGAGATTCTCCACTCACTTTTAGCACCGTGTCGCCCTTCTTCGGCTCTGTATAGGCCAAGGCTGTCGGAGTTTTAGAAGCGATACTATTGTTAATTAGCACGCTTAAAACATCAGTGAGAGTGCCATCGTTCCAATACCCTTTCTTTTTCAATTCTATAGATACGGGACTTATATCAGGGACTTTTCCGTCCGCTCCTTTTAAGCTTTTTATCCATTCGCTCTCACTACCGCTAAAGCCATTATTGACCGCTACCTGATAAGCAGACAGGCCTTGAGGCCCTTGAGGACCCTGCTCGCCCTGAATACCCTGCGGACCTTGGGGCCCTTGCTCGCCTTGAATGCCCTGCGGACCTTGTTCGCCTTTTTCTCCATTTCTCCCGGGTTCTCCGTCTCGTCCATCCCGACCGGGCAATCCGGGAATCTGAACCGCTTGTACTTGTACCGGATTTTCGAAGTTCACCTTTACTTTTAATTCGTCCATCATAAAACCCCCTTTAATGCATTGATTCGTCTTGAATAATTCGCATGTCGCCCATGATGAGCTTGTAACTGTACTCGCCGTCCTTCGTTACGAATACGTCGTACTTGGCCATGCGGTACCGTCTCGGTATCTCTCGGCTTCGCTCGCCCGGTATCCTCACCGTGACAGAGTCCCCGTCGACCGTGCAGTCGGCGGCTACAAGCTCGATATCGTTCTCCGCGCGGATCTTCATCACTGCCGTCGCTCCCGTAAAATCGTGGCCGTCGGCAACGTACCGTCGAGTAAAATCCGATCCACAATGCAGTTCATCGTTGAATATCGTCATTGCTTCACCTACTTTATATGAGATACGTCGACAACCATATAGACCGTTTGTCCTTGGCTCTTGGTCGTCAACACCTCAAAAGCACCTTGGTAATGCCGAGGCGGTTCCCCCTTATCTTTCTTATCAAATACGACCACCCCGTTTTGTACTTTCGGATGAACTTCTTTCCACACATAAAGATAGTCGCTTCCAGGAGCGTCAAAAATGACATACGAATAACCGTATTCTGCGCTGCATTCAATAATGGCGCATTCTTTATCCGTGGGAATGACGTATCCAGGTTTATCCGAATAGTGAAGCACTTTAAGCGGCTGCCAGTTGCTATCATATACGACTCTTCCGGCTTCATTTATAACCTGCAATCCGACTCCATGTTGCGACGGGTCTTGAGATTCTGCTGAGAATACATAACGACGACCTTCATTGCCAGAGCTGCAGCCATATGCGGTTAAGCAATTCACTCCGTATGCAAAGCTTTCGTCTTTACTTTTTTCTTTGTCATACCAAAAATTTACATATGATTCATTAATTACAATCTCACCCTCATCTGTGTATACTCTCAATCCTGTTTCTGCCATTAGTACAACCCCCAGTACAAAATCCCATTCATTCCCATAGCTGTTTTGCCGTATGAATACAAAATTTTGCCGTCTTCAATAGTAATATTAGGCGGTGCCGGAACAGCCCATTCAGCTAGTTCAAGCGTCCAATTAGGAAACACCACTGCTACCCATGTACGGTTTTTCTTTATTGCTACATTCTCAATAACACCTGATGTTTTTCCATCGGTCTCCACGTATCCGAGTGAATTACATATCGTATCTGTCGTGTTGACAATGATATTTCCGTCCTCATCAAAGACCTGCATACCTTCGGCCATATATATCACCGTTCCCTTCGTTTCTTCACCGTTGTTTATGATTGTTACCGCTTCACCCTTATTGTCTCCATGTTTCGTTGCGGTCTGTACGCTTTCTGCCTTCTGTGCAGTATCAGGCGGTTTCTTACTTTTGCTTTTTAGCAATATAACTGCAGCTACTACAACCACTAAAGCAATTCCGATTACCATGGTTACCATACCCCCATTCTGACTCGTAATCTGTCGTTAGAATCGTAAACTTCGATGAGATTGTCTCGTATCTCCGTCCGAGCGCCACTCGTTGCAGTCCGCAATGTGCCGATAGTCGCTGAAATAGCCGATAAGCTTTCCACATGCATTTTGTCGGCCGTTACTGCTCCGGCTTGAATCATCTTCGGAGTGACAATGTTGTCATCGAAGAGCGCTTGGCCAGTGACATGTAGCAGCTTGCCGTCGATTCGTGTTCCGGTTGGTGACAGATTAATACGAGATATCAGCTCCTTGCCGTCTAGACTGTTGAGCCGTAAATCAACGCTGTTCGAGAGCTGCGTGATACGAGTCGACGTTCCTGTCACTTCGGACTTTACGACCCCGACATCACCCTCAATCTTGGCAATCGCCCTGTCTATTTCATCCAAGCCCAAGGCTTCACGACTGATAATTGATTTATCTATCTCAAGCTTGACCGTGGCAAGCTGTTCACCGCTCTTTTCTCCCTCGCCGAAGATATCCGTATAAGCAACTCGCACTCGGTATACGCCAGGCGCAAGAATCAGCGAGAATGAATTAGTCGGCGTAAAGTAAACCGCATCATCGACATATACGTTAGCCCCTCGGCACCCAAGAGGAACAGGGTCGAACGTAACGCCTATGCCTGACATACCGCCTTTAGCCGTTATATGCGTCGGTACTTTCGGTGCTTTGACGTTATACTCAAGCATAGCCGGAGCGCTGTATCCCTTCATCGGATTGTGAGCGTACAAGTACACTCGCCCGCTTCGTTCCGTCAGGGTTCCGACGTACGTCGTATTCGTGCTTTTACCGATGCGTCCAACTTCTTGCCCCGGATTCAAGTCATGTCGAATCTCATAGAAGTCAATATCGGCGTTTCGCACCTCTAGCCAATTGAACGTGGCTGCACTCCCAAACGTAACGGCAAAGCCTTGCGGTGTATTCGGGACTTCTGATTTCATTTCGACCGTAAATCGCTTAATAAGGCCTTGTGAATAGTTGCCGTGTCGGTCTTTGACCCTGATACGTATATCGTACGTATGGCCAAGCTCACAGCCACTGATGACGATTTGGCCGTCACCGTTACCACCGTACTTCCAATCTCCGGAGTCTTCTTTATACCACCCTTCGGCCGTATCAAAGCTTGTAATTTGAGGAGGTGCAAAGGTTGCGATAACATCAAAAGACGAGACGCCGTCACCCAGGTCGTAATATTTCGTGTATACGGCAAGGTCTCGAACCTCGGGAATGTAATACGGCTGTATCGTATACTCAATAGCCTGCACTTCGGAAAGGTCTTGCTCATTGGATCCGAACATATTTACTGACGCACACTTAATCCATATCTTCTTGCCGATATCTTCCGTACGGTACGGAGCATGAAACAGTGCTTCGTCAATACGGACGCACTGCGAACCTTCGGCGTGATTATTAGCTGTCGTGGCGTATTGGCCACGTATTAAGCCTGTAAGTAAATACCGCCCGTCAGGCTGAAGAGTCGCCCCTTCATAGCTAAGGCACTCACCGTCAATCCAGATAAGCGTGTTCCCTCGCTGAGCGTCGATGGCCGAGCCGCCTCGAAGCTCTCCTGCGAAGAGTTCAACCGTGCAACTCATCGCTTCGGCTGTCATGGCTGCGACAAGTCGTCCAATACGTGCCTGTGCCGTAATCTTGCCGGCTTCTTTATACGCATCGCCCGTGTCTGATACCCACACCGTGCAACCGCCCCAACCGGACGGAGCCGTTACACCTAATAGCAGCTCGTTACCAGACACATCCCCAGGCGTTTGTACAATGGCATAATGGTCAATAGACGGAGCCGGAACATTATAATCAGTAAACGGCCGTTCGTTCTCATGTACGTCGTACCGTGCCGGCGCATATGTTCCAGGCGGCTTTCCTTCTGCTGTGATTTCAAGCTCACCGTCAGCCGCTTCGTTAACAGCCGTAATAACAACGACTTGCCTGTCTAGTTGGCATAATTCATCGGTAAGCGTCACAAGGTCTCCAGGCTCTAATCTACAAAAGGCCCAATCCAAATGAAACGTGTACTGATTCTTGCTGTACAGGCGTTTCATGGCTAATTGTTCAGCGTAATACTGCGCTCTCTTTTTTGTATATAGGTAGTGTGCAGTCTTTTTACTTGCAGGCTTCATGCCGTTCTTCTGAACGTCTGCTACTACCTCGAAGGACACCGTCTCTTTTTCGTACCCATTAGCACGATTGATAAATTCAACAGTTGCTTGGTTATACGTCTCCGAGCTGTCTTTACGCTTGTATATAACGAGTTGCCCGTCACTACCAGGAATGAGGTCGTCGGCCGTAAGGTTGTACTGGATCTCCTTTTTAGGATTCCAGTCACCGACCGCTTTGTCGGCCAAGGGTACAATCTTCAGCCGGTCGTCGGACCAGAATAGGTAACAGTTGGTAATTTCGGCGATGTCGTTAATAATTTGTTGTGCCTTTTTCGCCGACTCATCAGGCGGTGTCGAGATAAGAATATCGGCCGCTGCACAATACTTACGGAAATTCTCAATGCCCTCGATTTTAACGTCTTCAATTCCTGCCGCTTTCAGCACATATAGAATATAATCCGCAGGATTCACATCGACCCCATCGCCAGTCTCAAGAAGTTTCCCTTTAACCTCAAAATTATACGTCGGAAGGCTGCCACGATTGCCGAGGTCAACAACCCCTGCCATATACGCTAATCCGCTGTACGGCAGTGCCTTTTCAGGGTGCTTGCTAGTAACATACGGCCACGGCTCCTGTCCGTATTCGCCTTTATAAAGGGATAGCTGGATGTCGGCTTGAGGATACTCATAGACTTCCTTATCCTTCCACACCTTACCAATACCGGCTATAGGTCCTTCGCACAAAGCAATGGCTGCGGCTACGGTGTATGTGTAGTCTATTTCCGTATGCTTTGAGCCGCCGCCCTTACCTGTACGGCTTGTGTGCTTATGTTCGTGTGCGGTGAAATCATCCCAATAGATGATATTTCCCGAGACTCTTGTCGTGCCGAGGACTTCAGGTACCGTTTCGCCGTATGAAGCACTGTTTATTTGGAAATCGCCAATAATATCGGCTCGATTCGTTGTGTTGTTCTTCTTGAATAAAAACCCCATTAAGCGGCACCCCCTTTCTTCGGATTGAATCGATACACAGCACGGAGCCTTGATTTTCCTCGGTTATCGTAAAACAGAATATCGTTAACATTCGAGATAATAACGCCAAGGTCAACGAAGGCGTGAATAACTTTGTCATTGCCGATATATACCGCACCATGACTTATACACCGACCGTATTGATATAGCAAAAAGTCGCCGATTTGAGGTTCTCCGTGAACTTCGTCGGCGACTTGCTGTATGTACTTTAAATACTTTTCCTCTGAACGATGTAAATGCCATTCGTTCGAGTAGTTTTCTATCTGTAATTGGTCCTTTGTAATCATGCCCGATCCGACAAGTGACGCAACAAGAAGGTATGCACAGTCGACTCCGTACCCTTTGGCCATAGCATTATTAACGTACGGTGTTCCGAGCCATTTAAGAGCAGCGTCTGCGATTTTTTGCCCTGTACTTTTCATCGAATCGTCTCCTTTAACGGTACGTACGGAGTAGCGCTGTTTCGTGCGAAATTATCGAACTTCTTCTTGCACGTTTCAGGCGTTTTATCGCAACCGGGATAAATATAGGCTTCGCTTCCAACGGTTGCCTGCGTATCACTCGGACTCATATACATAACGGTACCGTTCGAGCTGCTCATTATCTGAGTCGATTGCCCGGCAAGAGGACCCGACACCCATTCAATACCACCGGCATTGTAATAACCATCTTCAAACGATACGTCTATTCCGACAGTATTTACGCCTGTAAGTGCCGTTACTTTCATTCGCTTACGGTACTTCTTTATATCGACTCCGCACTCTTTGGAGTACACACAATAAGGGCATTGCGGATAGTACCGCTTACTCGGAAACTCTGTATTGAGCTTCTGTACAACGGACTTTACGTCAAGCGTTATCGTAAGGCCACCGCCTTGTTTTACCTCGACCGTACCCGTAAAGATATCCACAGCGTCAATTAATGTGCCGTCTTGATTAAAGAACGCACGTTTTAACTCCATGGTAGCTCCGTCCAGTCCGCCATTATGAGCGACTGCCAGTATCGGAACACCGCCTATTTGGTCGTGCTTATCACACGATACCGAAACGGAAAGCTTATCAACCGCCACATCAGAATGTGTCGAGGTCTTGTTACGAGTAATGACAGGCCCGTCTGCACGATATACATGGCCACCGTGACTTACGTTTGAGTCCGTATCCGTCCAGTAATACGCCATGCCGCTTTGAAGTCGAAGGGTATATAAGTCGCAACTACGGAACGACTTTGCCGTATTTAAGTGTTGAGTTAATGCTTCTCCTGCCTGTTTCATTGCACGGTCACCAACTTAAAGGATTTTGATTTGTAAACGTCTTTGTACTCGAGCTCTGCCGTGAAGTCACCGCTAAGCAGCACCTTCCAGTAATACGTGTAATCTGCCGTGATGACAGCGTCAGGCGATACGGCATCACTAGTCCGAATCGTGCCGCCGTCTGTCGTTACATGCTCGATAAGTACGCCATCAGCATAAAGCTTTACGCTTTCAACGTATGCAACGGGTTCTGTATAATCGCCAAACCTCCGCACTGCTTGCCATTCGCCTTGACTACCCTTTCCGAGAACAACCCCTTTTTCCTCGTTGTCTTCAGGGTCAAGCCATAAGAAAGGCTCTGTGCCGCCTTGGATTTGCGACACAAAGCCCATCATTTTTTTGTACTCTTCAGGTTTGAGGTATGCGAATTCCGTCGTAATCGTATACTGCGGATACCGCCACGTCGTCATGGTTCGTACTCTTCCGGATCCGCTACGTTTGGACTTCGTATCCCAGTGCTGCATTTTAGACGACTTCCACGCAAGCGACTTAATACGAGGGAATTTTTTTAATTTCTCCATGTTCTACCACACTCCTGCCGTACCGATAAATTCACGGTCTTGGTTAACGGTGAACTGCCTTAATACTCGGCCGCCTTTCGATTCAAGCCAATTTCCAAAGGACTCGGCATCAAGAGCTGATACGTTCAGCGTTATACCACCGGCCGCACCACCGTTTGCCGATGCAATATCGGCACCCATGGCTCTGACCTTCTCTTCATAACTACGCCGTGACAGTATTTCATCACACAACATACTGCCGTCCGGCTGTAACGCCTGCATCGTAATCACCTTGGCCGCATCGCCGAAATGCTCAATGGCTCTGCCGGCAAGGTCATCACTAGCCCATCTCGTCATAATGATGAGTATCTTGCCCCCCTCTTCAAGACGTGACAACATAGTATTCGTAAACCACAGCCAGGCCTTTTCTTTCGCTGTCTCGTTGTAGGCTTCTTCGGCATTTTTAATGATGTCGTCGATAATAAGAAGCGAACAGCCAAACCCTGTTGCCGTACCAGACGGAGACGTTGCCAAGTATGAATTGTAACCGCCATCCAAACTCCACATATCCATGGCTGCGTCGCCACGCTTGATGCGGACGTTTGGGAATATATCGGAGTAAACCGTGATATTCTCATCAGCTTTGACTTCCTGAATGGCATTACGAACATTCTTAGCAAAGGTTGCTGAAAGAATATTGTTATACGAACCGGTCATTATCTTCTCCGACGGGTTACGGCCAAGGACCCACTCAACGAATAAACTGGCCGTACGGCTCTTCCCATGTCGAGGTGGCTCATTAATGATAAGTACCTTGGCTTTCTCATCCTCATAGAACGACTGCAATGCTTCACACAACTCAACAAGATACCGCCGTTCAGGCTTATAAAAGTCTGAAGCCATCAAATTGCAAAAATAAAAGAACTCACGCCTGGCGAGTTCTCTTTTTGCTTGCCGCTTAATGCGTTCGTCAATCATCGCCTATCAGCTTCTTTATGTCTTCCGATTTGACGCCATCGAAGGGGTTATTCTCAATCTTTGCTTGCATATCAACGTTCTTTACATCTCTCCATAAGTCAGGCCGTCTGTTTTTTAACCAGAAGATTTGCGCCGTAACGTCAGGCCGTTCACGCTTAGTTATAACCTTTGTCACAGTAAGGCCTAGCGGTTCGCCGTTAGGGGCATACGTCATCTCTTTCGTAACCTCGCTATATTCATACCCCATGGCTCGTTTAAGCAGTGCATTTTCTACCTCGATATCAACGACTTCCTTGCCTCTTTTTAAGGCGTCAGAAAAGTCAGGGTATTTCTTCTTCCAGGAATATAAAGTATCTCGGCTAATGCCGATATGAGTCGCTATTTCGGCGTCAGTTGCCCCGTCACGAGTCCAAGCCTGTAACCGCAAAAGATTGTCAGGCTGAAGCCACTGTACATATTTACCTTTTGCCATTACAGACTCACCTCCTTTGCGTGCCGTATTTGGAACGATTCATAACGTGTTTGGCTGCAACGAAACATTTACATGTGCCGGTCCCGCCGATATGTATTTTGTTAGCAGAGCAAAATCCTTTAGAGTTGTTCAGGCAAGAACGTCGGCAGCACTGAATTTCCGTTTTACACGTCATAAAGCCCCCAAATACAGGCACATGGCAAAGGCGACGCCCTAATGGACGCCGCCTCGGCTGTAAATAAAACTACTTAGAATGATTGTGCGTACGGTATTTTCCGTACTTTTTACTTCTACATCATATCATGTCAAGATACTGACATTTAATGCCATCTTCTGATACTGTATTTTATACAATAACTATACTATACTCAGCAGATTCTTGCATCTAACACGAGAGATAAAAAAAGCACCTACATCAATAGGTGCTTTCTCGCTTAGCGATTACATATTTCATAATGAGAGTCTTTCACGCTCTTATTATAGCACAAGTTTCCTGTCCAAACCTGCTACAAATCCAACACAAATCTGCCCAAATCTGCTACGTTTCTGCTACGAATCTGTCCAAACCTGCTACGGCTGAAAAGTTATCCACAATTTATAATATAATCTTCTCAGCTGTAATTAGTCTGTTTTTAAAAAGCTTATATCCATAGCTTTCGTAAATTTGCACAAAATCTTGATTCCTCATGCAGTATCGTTGAACATGTTTTTTGTTAAGATAATTTTTATATTCTATTTTTTGTGCCAAGAATTTTTTTATATCACTTGGTGAGCTGTATCTTAAATTAAAACATTCTTCCAGTGGCTTTTGTAATATATATTCTAATTCGTCTTCAAAATTCTTATTTTGCACCATAACTAAAACGTTTCCTACCGTTTTTAATTGTTTAATATTTTCTCTCAGGAAAGTGCAATGACATTTTTCAGTACAATCACTGTCAATAACACAAATGGTGTAATCATACTTGTTCGTTAAAATATCATTGCTATTTTTCAATTCCTTTTGCATTAAATTGAATTTCTTAACTCGACCTGGTTTTATTAAATCTTGGCGTGTTAATTGGTTTATAAATCGCTTCTCAATTTCCCCCTCCACAACATACAGTATCCTAGCCATTTTCATTCTCGCTCTCAAAAGTTTCATCTAATGTGCTGTAATCAGGCAATACACCGAAATAATCATTTTCGTAATAGTTGCGTAAATTTCGATCGTTTTTGCACATTTTTTCGCTAGGATAAAGCATTTCATTATAACCCGAATCGTTTCTGTTAAAGAATACAAAACTATTATTGGGAATATTTAAATTAAAAATCTCTAAATTGTGCGTTGAAAAGAACAGCTGCGTATCATTCGTTTTGTTCTGAAATGCTTTTTTAATAAAGTACGCTTCCAATTCTGTATGCATATGCGCTAATTGTTCGTCAATATAAATAATACATTTGTTGCGCTTGGGCAATGCACTTAACACGGCAATAAAATTAATCGCTTCAAAAGTGCCATGTGATAAACGCGGAGCACAACCTTCTAATTTCCCCTCCGGAATAGTCACTTTTTCACCGTTTTTAAACACAATCATGTAAGATAAAGAACGTTCTTTTCCCTCTATGGGCTGTAAACTGATTACCTTTTCTACGGAATTATCGATTTTTGGCAACAACTCATTTAATTTCTTTACATCGATATCTTCTTCCATCCCGTTATAAGAGTTTTTGGCAAATTCAGAAAATAAAAAGAAAAAGCCTAACTCACGTTCTATCATTTCAGCATATTTCTGATTGCCCAAAACAAATGATTTAAACCCCATAGCAATTTTATCTTTACTGACATCATATTCCAGTTCCGGTTTTAATTCGTTTATTTTTTCCCTTATATTTATAATATTATATTTTTTATATAACTTCTGCCTTTTAATTGATTCTGTAACCAATCCTTTTTCATTAAAGCTCGCTTCTAGTACATATAAATTTTCTTTAATTACAAATTCTACTATAAATTTGGCATTTTTAGATTTGTCATACCGCACTTTTTCTATACTGAGATATGGCTCTTCATCAATGCTCCTGCCTAAAACATAATTACAAATAATGCAAAGTAATTTCCCAAATGTGGTCTTGCCGGAAGCATTTCCACCTAATATGACAAAATTCTTTCTTACCTTAATTCTAGAGTTTTCGAATAACGCGTCATTCTCAGCCAATGAATGCTTTATTTTTTTATTATACGTGAAATCAACTTTAAAATCTCTAAACATATATAAATTATCGCAATACACACTTAAAATAATCATTTTTAACACTCTCCTTTATATCCAATATTATATCATTTGATTTATGCAAATACAATGTTTTTCCAAAAGATGGAAAATATTATGCTTGTATGGTTCATTTCTTTAAATCTCATAATACATTCTGCACCATAATCTTCTCCGGTCCAAACATCATATCCGTTATAAGCTCTATCACCACTGGGCAGCGTTTGCGAACGTACCCCTTAGAGCTATAAGCAGCTCGCGCTACCATAGTCCACGAATAGTCGTTAATATATCGTGCTTCAATAATACGCCTATCTGTCTCTGTGAGTGCCTCCAATGACCTTTCCAACCGTTTTGTCATAGGTTCAATTTTCATCAGTTCTGCCTGCATTTTTCGCACGTTTTCCGGCATTTCTTCCCTCGCCAGATACTCCCGTTCTTCCTGGCTGAGTGATTCGCTACTTCCCCGAGGTGCAAGAGATAGAGATGGAACTTTCGGTGCGGCCGGCAGCTGCAGTCGAGCTTCGTAGTCCTCGATATCAGCGTATAGATTGTTGATGTACGTCTTCGTCACCGTATATTTTCTGAGCAGTTGCTCGACTGTCCGTATCTTTTCGCTTCGTTCCATCTCCACTATCCCATCCTTTACCCTATATCTCTTCCTGTCCGGATTCTCCCATTAACTTAATTAGCGGCGCATACGCGGCTTTAAGTGTTTCTCCCGCTTTAGTTTTTCAATCATCATATCTTCTATGTACTCCCCTCATCCGTTAATATCCCGAATATATTTATCTCATCTGGTTTTGCTGTAGACATGCCCTTGCCAGACAACCACCATTCATACATGTCTTCAGCCGTTTTAAATATCGCCTCTTTTCCGGCCGCTTTGCGCTTGTCGATTATCTTTTGGCAGCCATATTTCCACATTTTCTCGATGTGCGGATACTGCGCAAGATCTCGTTTGCGCTGCCGAGTACTGGCAAACGGGCAGCCAACACAGCCGATACGGTCCCAGCCTTTATCGTATAACTCACAGTATGGCAAGTTATAGGTCTTGATATACTCCCATACATCTTCCGTGCTCCAATCAATGATAGGATGTAAAAATTGTTTATTATTGTGCTTATTGCACGGTGCGACCATTGACCACTTCGAGCGGCTGTTACTCTCTGCTTTACGTACGCCCGTAACAACTGTTCGCCCTATGCCGCCACGTTCCTTGTATACGGCACAACAATATCTAATTAATCGTGTCGGTAGGACGCCTTTCTTCTCGATGAGCTTATACATCGGCATTTCCGGCTTTTCGATAATTATGTTGCTGTGGTAGTCGTGTACAAACTTTAACAGTTCCGGCGGCTCAACCGTCGTTACGTTGTAGTGTGCGTCGTACTTAACGCCTGCGCGCTGAATCAGATCAAGTATGACGCAACTATCTTTACCGCCGCTAAACGCTACATAATAACCGTTAGCCGGTTCATGCAACCTTATCTTTGCGATAGCTTGATCCACTTTATTTATTTTGCCAAACAGCGTGTTTTCAATTAGCATTTTTGGTTTCTCCGAATTCTTCCGCTAACGCTAGAACGGCTCAAGCACTTCGTGAAATACGGGGATATTCCGTTCATGTGCCGCCTGTATTTCGCGGATGCAACCGCGGCTGTTTTCCCAGTCGCCCTTTACTAATACCACATCGCACCGTGACAGCAGTTCGATGTCAATCTTTAAAATCTCATCATAGCTAAGTTCCGTCATTGTCGCACATTGTAGTGCATCTAAAGGATTGACAACGGCTACATCAGGATGTTCACTAACAATTTGTGCCGCAATTTTTCTTGCCGTTAGCCTATTTTTCTCTTCGTTCCCTGTATAGGGATGTGATAAATAAACTGTAAGCCTGGTCAGGTCCGCTCCTATTCCGCAAGTTCACTAACAACAGCTTCAATCCGCGGCGTATCGCTGTAAAACTTTTGTGCAACGATATTCACAATCTGACTGTCGTCCTTTACAACAATACCGTTTAGTGCGTCCAGTATGCCCTTTACGTAGTTATCCGTGTCGGGCCGCGTCGTCGGTCTAATCTCACCGTTTGCCGCCGCAAATTCCTTTTTGCGGCTGAAACTCTTCGGGATAGGCCGGTATATCTGCAGCTCCAATGAGCACGGACCATCAAACGGCTTAAAATCCTTATTCGCCATGAGCGGCTGTAGCTCTTTTTGTATTGTGTTTTTGTACTTTGCCGACTGCGGCGGATCATACGCCGTAACGAAACTCCCTCGCTTAGCAAACCGAGGGCGCCCTTGTGCAACCGGATTCCCGTATACGATTAGCTCTATTTGATTTTCATCCTTATAATATTTGACCGGCATTTACTCATCTCCTCGAAAACCTTCTTATTTTAACCTGTAACGAGTTTTTAATTACTCCGTGATAAATTTCATAAGACATATAAAAACTCGCCACAGATGCCAAATTTTTAATTTATCGGCTATTAGAACGGCAATTCTTCATCGACAGGCGTTCCCAAGTCCTCGAATCCGTTACCCTGTGATGCCGGTATTCCGTCTTCGGATTTCTTTTTATACGGGAACAAAGCCGTGCCGGCGGCTGTTGCAATGACGTTGCTTGAGTATCTCGTTTCTCCGTCTTTCTCGTACTTAGACGTTGAGAATCGACCGAATACCCACACTCGCATGCCCTTTGTCCATTGGTCCATGCCCTCGGCTAATGCTCCGAATGCCGTAAAGGGTACAAAATCGGCTGCGTCTTTCCACTCGTCGCCGTCTTTAATTCTCCGGTTACACGCTACCGTTCCCCTTGCTACCGCCATTCCGTTTTTGCTGAACGATATTTCAATATCTCTTGCGAGAATGCCCTCGAGCTGTACGTTATTCATGTTGTTCCTCCTTAATAAAAAATCGCTAACGCCTTATAGAGTAGCCTTCTGCTTTCCCGTACGTGTTCTTCAAGCATTCTTCGTTTGGAGCTGTCTAAACCACAATCTCTAATTCGGTCTAGTGCGTATCCAATTGCTTCGATACTCTCATCAATCCTTTCCGTTACATTAGATACGGCTGTTTTATCTAGTGCCATGGTTCTGTTCCTCCTTCAATTCGATTAACATTTCGATGTACTGCTTGGCCTTTTGTAGGTCCTTAATCGCCGTACCCTTGGCCGGGTATCGGTACAGATACTTCACGGCGGCCCCCAGGTAGTACGCTTCCTTTCCCTCGGAGCCTTGTGTAATATCCCCGATTATCTGTTCGCATTCCTTGCCTCGCCAGGTATAATGCCCCGGCTGCTTAATCTCATCTTGCCCGAATTCCGGTTGTCCGTTGACCGGGCTTCTGTGAATCGTTCCGTGTTCCATGACTGACCTCCATTAACGCTTTGTATATTCTCCGGCACCGTGTACTGCAACATATCGTTTTGGCCTTAATGTCTTCCCGCCGCTTCCAGTAGCTGAACTGCACCGAGCCTCCGCATATAGGGCATGTCCAGTAATCATGCTGCCTTTTCATCTGTTCCGTGTACCTTTTCCGGCATGAAGGGCATAACTTGCTATGCCCTTCACATTCCGTACCGCATCCGACACACTTCATTAGAACGGCTCCGTTTTTATCGGCTCTTCCTTCACTTCTAACGATGCTGACATGACTAATTTACTTAACAGGTAACAACCCAACGCCTCTGCTTTCATCGCTTCTACTTCGGCATCTTTCAGGCTTATCTGGACGCTCGCTACCGCCATACCGAAACATTGTTCCTTTATCGGCTCTAGTCGTTCTCGGAGGCTTTGCAATGCTTCGGTCATGGCTGTTATATCCTCGATAATCGCCTGTACATCGTCCTTTACTCTGTTCATGATTTCTTCTACCTTTCTCTTAATAACCTCATCGACGATTTTATCCACGTCGATAATCGCATCCGTTCGTAATTCCCCGTGTTCGTTAAACTCGCCGCTTGCTCTGAATTTGACGTCGTCTATAATCGCTCTCATGACGGCCCTATCTTTCCACTGGCAATCGCCGTCATACACGATGAACTCTTCTAATCCGTACCGGCCTATAATTCCCACTTGCGACCGTCTGTACAGTACGTCTGCCGGTCGTTCCTTTCCAAATCTTATGATTCGCATTGATTACGCCTCCTGTGTTAATACAATCCGTTCTACGACCTCACCGGTCTTTGATAAGTACAGCTGCACCGCATTTCCCTTCTCGTCAATCGTGAATCCGTTCTGCTGATAGTGGATTAACAGCGGAAAGTTTCGACGGATAACGCTGTCGCTAATATCCGGCCATAATCGTTTGGCAAATTCTCGTAACCGGTTCGGAATCGGTCTCTCGAATTCGCCTTTTTTCATCTTTTCGGCCTGTTCCATAAGTGCCTGAACGTTGACCCGGCCTCGAGGCTTTCTATATTCGGCGATTTTTAACGCTGTCCGCTCGCTTTCGGCTCGGGCCTGTGCTTTCTTATCCAACGCTTCTTTGAAGGTCGCCAAGGACGGTAAAAATCGTTCTCGGCTTATCACTTCTTCGACTACGTCTGCGACGTCCTGTTCATCATATCGGTTGAACATTCGGACGAAGTTGTCAAAGTACCGTTGCCGTTCGTCTTTATCTCTTAAGCCGTTCGGATATGACCCGACGATTAAATTCTCTATGAAGTCCATGCTGCCATTCGTGAACATACTTTAGAACCTCCTTTGCTTCTTTTTGTGTTCTTCACGCTCACGCATAAACCGTTCAAGGTCTGCGGAACGTTCCGGATCTGACTGTTTTTCCGTTCTTTTTCCTTCCATTCCTTCGTCATATCCGTTCGCTTCCCAGTTGTTCAGAATCCCGGTGATATACGCCAGGCTTCTTTTGTTCCGCATGACGGCTCTTTCAATAGCCTTAGCCACAAAGGTTTCGCCGTGAGTGTCAACGAGTGTTTTTAGCTTTTCCGCTTCTACCGGTGAACTGACCGGGTGAATGTTATCCCCGTACATTTTCAAGATTTCAGAAGATGTCGAAGGGTCCTCCTTTTCTTCTTCTTCTCTATCCTTACCTAACCTATCCTTACCTAACCTATCCTTACCTGTGGCAACCAACGGTATACCACTGGTTGCCAATTGGTTGCCATTCGGTTGCCAGTTGGTTGCCAATTGGTATTCTTTATTGTCCGCAACAACCAGTTGTTTACGTTCATTCTCTAGCTGCGGATTGGGATTATACCTGTCTTTTCGCAAGCTGTTGTGCAATCTCCAGTGCTTAATAACAATTACGCCGCTTTCAAAAGGAATGATGTATCCCTTGGCCTGTAACACACGCATGTCATCATCCTTAGCCCCAATCACTCGCATTATTGATTTAGGTGCGTTGATAAAACCGTCATCGTCGGCTTCTAGTAACAAATGAAAGTACAAGCACTGCGTTGTTGCCGGCATGTCTAAAAACTGATCTGATTTGATAATGCTCTTGGCTATCATTCGCCGTTCTGCCATTCTTTTGCCCTGTAACGGGTTCGGGCCGGTAATTGCTCCGGCCCTTCCTCCGCTTCCTTTCTTAGTTCATTGATTCCGCTAAAATCGCATCGTCCTTCTGTTCTTGCTCCGTCTTGATTTCGCCCGTTGCCGGGTCTACATTGTCCGGCACCGTTTCGGCCTCTGCGTCTATATAGTCCGTTTCATCCGGTTCGGCGGTCATGTCCGGTGTAATGTTCTTCTTGATTGTTCCGTCTGCACTCATTTCCCGGACGAATTCGGTCTTTAACGGTGCGTATTTTAAGCATTTTTTGAGAACGGTCTTTTTTGCCATTTCGTCGAAGTTTTTAGCCCAAGGGCTGTAATTACTTCCGTATGCCTGGCTGTACTTCTTGGCGTGATTCTTTACGTCCTCGGCACTCATAACCTCGAATCCGTAACCGCCGTCCTTGGTATGGAATACGGCATAGTAGGCAATGACCGCCCCTCGATTGCTTGTAGCCGGTACGTGCCGGAGCTTCGGTTCGAGTCCTAATTCATATTCGAATTCGTCGTTTTCGTGTACCTCGTGTGCCTGTATATCCCGGACCTCGCCACTCCTGTATGCCAGGTCGATAAGGCCCTTGTATCCCAATTGGAATTGGCATTCGAGCGTGCCTTTATTCTTGTACGGGATGAGATATGCTTGGCCGAGCGGCGTGTTCGGCTCTACGCCAAGTTGTGCCGCTTGCATCATCGCCCCCAGGAACGATTTCGGAGTGCATTGCTGTAATTGAGGGTTGCTGCTCATCGCCGTAAGTACCATACGGGTGAATCTCTCACCCGTGATGACTGTCGGTAACGCCTTCTGAATTTGGTCGCCCATGCTTACGACGAGGTCCTTCATACTCTTTACTCCGTCTACCTTATTTGCTTTCGTTGTCATGATGCCGCCTTTTGTTGTTGCCATTGTGATATTCCTCCTTAAATTTTGAATACTCTAATCGGATTGCCTTGCTTGCTGTATTTCTCGTATACGTCCGGCATTTCGGCCTTCAGCTTCTTGCTGTCTACCGTGACCCGTCCGGCTTGCGTCTTCCAGGTGACTTTACGTTCACCGGCGTAAGCGACTTCGTGGTCGCCAAGCATTAGCTTGATGCCGTTCTTCTTGCTTTCGATTTGCTCCTTGATTCTATCGGCCGCCTCGTTTAACTCGTCAATTTCGGCGAGTAGCTCGTCCGCTTCCTTCGGCAATGTGATGCTGTCGGTCACGCCTCCCGGGAATCGTTCGGCCAAGGCCTGTGAACAACTTTTCGAGCCGTCTACATCCGGCATGATACCGCCTTTGACGTTGTCTTCCCAAAAAGCCTTCTCGGCCTCAATGAGTGCGGTTATATCTTCTTCGTTCCTGGGTATCTCCTTCCGCACGAAGTGATTACCGCCGATTAAGCAAGCGATATACCACTTTTCGCAACCTGTAACCGCCATGTAGTGTTGGCATTGTAGGTAATACCCGTCGGGAACGTTATCGCCTTCCCACTCTTTGGCCTTGAATCCGTTGGCCGTCTTGCATTCCAGGCCGGCGTTTTCACCTACGACCAGGCGGTCGACGTTAGCTATCATGAACGGGTAATCAAGCGATTGAAGCGTTCCGCATTTTTTTACTTTTAATCCCGTAAGCTCTGTGAATCGGTTCGCAACCGCTTGTTCGTGAACGTTCCCCCAGTATATGTACTCATTGTCTGAGAGGTCTTCAGGCTCTACCTGACCAGTCTTTTCCTGCCATAACTTGAACGGTGATTTCCACCGATTGAGTCCGGCTATGATAGCAGCGTCACTACCGCCGATCCCGATGTTCCGAAGTTTTTCCCAGGCCTTACGGTCTTTCATTTCCTCTACTGTCATGATGAGTTTTGCATTCATTGTGTTTTTTCTCCGTTTCTGCTACACTAGTAGCAATTTAAGTATTTGTTTTACTGTTGAAACCGCACCTGTTGCCGCAGATGCGGTTTTTTCTTTGCTTTATTTCGTACCGTACTCATAGGATGATGATTGCCATCGCAATGATTAGGTATACCGTGAAAGCTCCGATGCCAATCTTTATGCCTTCTTTTAGTGTGGCCTTGAAGTCGTCCGGCTCTTCTTCAATAACCGGCATCGACTCGGCGGCCTGTAGTTCGTAGTACCGTCGATTGATCCACGCAGCCGGTGTTGTGAGTTCCATCTGTTTCCGCATCACTTTATGCCCCCTTCAAGAATTTATTAACGAAATACAACTGGCCTTTGCCTGTGACCTTGACCGTCTTACTGATAGAAACGTGACCGTCGCTATGCGTAATGGCCGTTTCCTTAATACTGAACAGTTGCATTTCCATACTTCTCTGTGTCGGCATGTTGTAATCCGTACCCTTGCGGCAAATCAGGTACCCGTTTTCACGGAGCCAGTTGAATAATCGATTCTGTCCGATATCGATTCCGTTCTGATTAAGTAGCTTTGCCAATTCGCCAACCAAGATGCTGCCGTGGCTTGCAGCAACCGAATCCGCAAATAAAACTTTCGGCTTATCTGCTTCAATCTGTGCTTCTGCCATTTTTCGTGCCTCTTGTTCAGTCTTGAGTTCTGTTGCTAAGCGGATGAGAAAATCCGGTGATGTTAACGCCTGTTCCAATGTTTCACCGGTCATATACGCTCCGTGCTTACGAATTGCCGGAATGACTTCGTGAGTTATCCAACGTTTGAACGCTTTCGCTGAAGGTTTGCGACTCGAAAGCACTAGGTTATACAGCCCGTATTCGTTGATAATATTAGTATTCCCTTGACGACCTAAGTTGAACTTAGCCCGTTCATCTTCATCTAATTGCCCTACCGACATTGTCGGATTGGTAAGCCCTAAGCACTCGCAAACATCTTTTGCTACGAACCAAGGCGATCCGTCAATCATCATTGTCCGGACTTGTCCGAACTCCGTATTATTAAAAACTTGTAATTGATTCATCCTCTACGCTCCTTTTCTAAATTCTTGAATGGCTAATATTAATGTCAGTATCCCTACTACCGCACTCGTTCCGATTGCCAAGACTTCCATGTGATTTGCTCCTTTCTGCCTTCCATGCCCAATATTCATCACTGTTCTCTCGAATCGCCTGAAGTATGTACCAAGTTAAGTAATGCATTTCCTTCCCTCTCCTTTCTTTTTTGTTGAGGTCCTATATTTAAATTGTTGTGTTCGTGGTATGCTGTAAAAAACACCTTTAAGGAGTTGATTTTGTTATGCGCTTAGATTTAGAACTATTCAGGGCTATTTTATTAGTTGTTGAAGAGTCCCCCACCCCCACCGTAAAGAGTAATTACTCGCTTCGTTTTGAAGGCATTCCCCCGCTAACAAGTGATTATCACGTTCACCTTCTCATTCAAGAGGGCTTTTTATACGCCATTGATGCTCGATGCAAAGATAGAGAATACGATTATTTAGAGATAGGCTTAACCATCAAAGGTCAGCAATTTATAGACGCTATTGCTGACCGCAGTAGTCTTGATAAAATCAAAGACTACATTAAGGCCAACGCCTTACCCTTGACTCTAGATGTATTATTTAAGGTTGCGATGACTCAGTTCTCGTAACTCTTCATAGACGCCTTTGTCAGCCAATGAATATATCAAATTCAGGCGTTCCTGCTCGGCATCAATATCACCAAGATGTTTTTGTGTGACTTCCACGATTTCTTCCCTGATTCCGATATACAGATGTAACAATTTCAAATGTTTTCTACTGTTAAACGGAGCTTCGTCCATACGAAGCTCTTTTTCTTTTTCGTTCATCTACTTCCCTCCTTGTTTGCGGTTGTTGTTTACCATGGTAAACCTAGTCTGTAAAAAAAATAGACGTGACTTTTTTGTTGAGAGCTTCGGCAATTTTGGTTAAAGTGCTTGTGCGTACAACCCTTACAGAGCCGTTCTCAAGGCCTATAATAAGACCTCGAGCAACATTAGCCCTAATGGCTAATTCGCTCTGAGTCAACCCGCTCCGTTCCCTGATGTCCTTTAGCTTGTTAGGGATTCCCATAAAATCACCTCCCTTCCGATTGCTTTGAGTTTACCATGTTAAACAAAAGTTGTCAACTATGATAAACATTTATCTTGCAATTTTGTTTATCATGTTGTACAATTCATCCCAAGAAAGGGTGAAAGGTATATGGCAACTATTGGAGAAATTATTAAAAAATATCGCCAAGAGCACGGGATAAGTATGGAAGAGTTCGGCAAGCGAAGTGGTCTTAGCAAAGCTTATATTTCCCTATTAGAGCGTGGTAAAAGCACTCGCTCTAATAAGCCCATAGTCCCATCTATTGATACGTTAAGTGCAATTGCAAAAGCAATTGGAGAAGACTTAGATACTTTGGTTTACATGTTAGACCCCGACCAAGAAGTCCGATTGGGGGCTCCCGAAGAAGAAGGGTTAATGAAGTTATTCAGTAGTAGACTCTCCAACTTAATGAGTGAACGAAACATCAACCAAAGAGAAATAGCCCAAGCTATTGGCGTTAGTGAATCAACTGTGGGGAAATGGTTACTATTAAAGGCTATTCCTAGAATGGGCGTAATTCAGAAGTTGGCCGATTATTTTAATGTTGGTAAAACTTACTTCTTGGAGGCTGAATCGGAACAACCAGGCTACTATGCGGACCCGGAAGTTGCTGAACTTGCCGAAGAGTTGCGAACAAACCCGGATTTAAGAGTTCTCTTTAGCAGCAGCCGTAATTTGACGAGGGAACAAATGCAAGAAGCATATAATTTCATCAAATTCTTAAAAATGAAGGAAGAAAATAAAGTACATGACGATTAATATAATTTTCGCTTCTATCCCGCACGCCAAGGCTTCCGCAACGGCAAACGCCGACGGCAGCTATTCCATTATCGTCAACAAGTCATTATCTCAAGAACAGGCGAAAAAGGAAGTTCTACATGAGCTTGGTCACATTGTTGGCGACGATTTCGGAAAAGATATGCAAGCCAGTATGATCGAAGAGATGATTCGCCGAAGCAATATTGTTCCCGATAAAGTCGCCGAAGACGTCGAGTTTTACTATCATGTGGTATAGAGGGAAATTTTAAAATATAAAAATATTTTAGGAGGTTTGTGAATGGATATAATAAATATGCTTACAGAAGAACACGAAGAACTGTTAGGCATGTTAAGAGAAAGTAAACATTTTACGTCTACTGTAATCGATTTCCCTTGTAAAGGGTGCGTTTCACTAGATTTGATTTCTTGGAACAATAGGAATAGATACCTGCTAGATATTAATCGAAAAAGTGAAATAAAGACTCGTTACACATTGCAAAACAGATTGCGAGATTCCTACATACTTTTGAGGCTAGATCTCGATAATAAACCGCACAAGAATCCTGACAATACAAAAATTAGCGGTAATCATCTGCATATTTTTGATAAAAATGACGGTTCTGGAAGTTGGGCGTTTGAATTAAATTCCCCCCAACTAAATCGAGTCTTTCCCCAATTTAGGCTTATAGGACAAAATGTGTTGGTCGCTTAGTCCCAATTTGTCGAGAAGGATTTGTCATAGTTATGCAAATCACCCC